ATGTGGAGAGAGAAGCTAGAAGACGAACTAAGTTTTGATCGGTGGCATAACGATCCGGAAATTAGGGCGCTGCAGGAACAGAATCGACAAGCTAATATTGAGTACTTCAAAGCGAAGATTGCAGAGATACAAAATGTGCTGGAATGATGAACATACTGAAAGGAAGGTGAGACAGGGTGCAACCAATACTGAGATATCCTGGTGCAAAGTGGAGGCTGGCAAAATGGATCATTGAGCAAATGCCACCGCATAAGGTTTACTTGGAACCTTTCTTTGGGAGTGGTGCGGTGCTGTTTAATAAACCACCGGTGGAGATTGAAATTATAAACGACATAGACGGTGATGTTGTAAATCTATTTAAAGTCATAAGGGAAAAGCCGGCGGAACTGGCTAGGTTGATTGAATTCACGCCGTGGGCAAGAGATGAATACTACGAAAGCTATCACCGGACGGGCGATGAACTCGAAGATGCCAGACGTTTCCTTGTCAGGTGCTGGCAGGCGTTTGCAACAAGGATAGGTTACCGGACGGGCTGGAGGCACTCAGCTCAGGGACATTGCCCTAATATGCCCGAACAATGGAGCAAAATACCCTGGAGAATATATGAAGTGGCTAAGAGACTAAAACATGTTCAAATCGAAAATATGGACGCAATTAAACTAATTGAAAAGTACAACCATGAGACGGTTTTGATATACGCTGACCCTCCGTATGTCCTTGACACACGGAATAAAGGCATATATGCTTTTGAAATGACTGATGAAGAACATGTAAGACTGCTAACAGCGTTGAAACGGCACAAAGGTCCGGTTATCTTAAGTGGTTACGAAAACTCTCTATATACCGAACACTTAAAAGGCTGGACAGTCAGCAAAAGAACATCGGCAACAGAAGGGGGACAAAGCAAGACAGAAGTGATCTGGATAAACTATGAACCCAGCCATAAGCAATTAAACTTAGTCTAGAAAAAATGCGACTTTTCTGCGACGATTTTTAGGTGGAAATAGTTTATAATATATACTAGGGAGCCGTCCGGAGAGGGCGGCTTTTGGTTTTGGACGACATGGTTGCCGAGAAACCGGAGGGGAAAACGCACCAATGGGCGGGGTGGGGCAGGGTGCGAAATGTTTTGGCGCTTGCAGGATAATTCCCTTGTTGACGAGAAAAAGGGGTATAATATATACTGCAAGTGAATAAATCGGGCATGCGCCAGACAAACTCAAGGGGGCGGAAAACGTCCCAGCACGCCTTGACGTGTGGGAACCTTGAGCTGGGGGCCTGATTTATTTTATTTGTTCAACTAAGGCAGGCGATGTGGACATATGGAAGTTAAAACGGTTAAAATCAGCGAACTAAAACCTCACCCTAAAAACCCGCGTGTGCATCCGGACAGCGCTATCGAAAAGCTGGAACGCAGTATTAAGGAGTTTGGCTGGACTAATCCGATACTTGTTTCAGCGGACGGGTATATACTAGCCGGCCATGCAAGGCTGAAAGCCGCAGAGAAAGCTGGCATCGAGGAAGTGCCTGTTATTTATTTGCCGCTTGAGGGTGCAAAGGCGGAGGCGTATCTTATAGCGGATAACAGGCTGCAGGATGAAACTGACTGGGATTTGCCGAAATTAAAGGACTTACTGCAGGAGTTGGACACTGGGGAATTCGATTTAGAACTTACTGGTTTTGACATGGGCGAGATAGAGGACTTAATGACCCAGTTTCATGTGCCAGGAGAAATTATAGAGGATGAGGTGCCGGAGCCGCCAGAGGAACCGATAACAAAACCGGGGGATTTGTGGATATTGGGACGGCACCGGTTGTTGTGCGGGGATGCGACAAAAAAAGAAGATGTGGAGCGGTTGATGGATGGAAAGAAAGCGGATATGGTGTTCACAGACCCGCCGTATGGGATAGAAGTGGTAGGCGGCACAAAACCTTTTGGTACGGTAGGCGGCACAAAACCTTTTGGTACGGTAGGCGGCACAAATAAGGTTAAGGCTAATAGATATTCCCCTATTATTGGCGATGATACCGTGAGCACAGCTAAAGATTTTTATTTGTTAGCCGTAGAGTTGGGCGTTGAAAATTTTGTTATATGGGGTGGGAACTATTTTACAGAGTTTTTACCGCCGCGAAAGTGTTGGATTGTTTGGGATAAAAAAGGGCGGGAATGGGATGATAATTTTTCAGATTTTGAAATGGCATGGACTTCTTACGAGAAACCGGCCAAGATTTTTACGCACGTATGGATGGGAATGGTACAAGGCGGTAAACGTGAAAAACGGGTGCATCCAACTCAAAAACCGGCTGAATTAGTAGGGAAAATCTTTAATTATTTATTAACTGAAAACGACATGGTTATACTTGACGGATTTGGCGGCTCCGGTTCAACCCTTATCGCCTGTGAACAACTCAACCGTACCTGCTACATGATGGAAATTGACCCGGTATACTGTGATGTCATAATCAAACGGTGGGAAAATCTTACCGGGCAGAAGGCGGTGTTGGCAGAGTGAAGTGGGTATTTGTTTCGCATCCATATAAAGACGACCCGAAGGGGAACAAAAAGCGGGTAGACACTATCTGCAGGGAATTAGCGGAGAAGGATGATATTCTCCCAATAAGCCCTCTGCACTTATTTAGCTTTATGGAGAATGACGATAACAGGGAAGAAATACTGCAGGTGTGTTTCAGGCTTATAGATATATGCGACGAGGTTTGGATATATGGGGACAGCGAAGGATGCAGAAGAGAAGCGAAATATGCCAAGAGCGTTAGTAAGCCAGTGAGAATGGAGATGTGATAATGGAAGCGTTCTTGGAACAGTTGAAAGGCTACAGACACCAAACAGCAGCTTAAAACTCTCCGGGGACAGGCTCTTTTCTTTTTGGGGTGATGCCATGAATATATATAAAACCCGTAAGTGGTTACGGACACGGGAAAGAGTATTGCGACGAGACGAATATCTGTGCCAGGAGTGTCGGCGGTACGGCAGGACTACACCAGCGACAACGGTGCATCACATATACCCGCTGGAGCAGTATCCAGAGTGGCGGCTAGCGAGCTGGAACCTGATTAGTTTATGCGACGGCTGCCACAACAAAATGCACCAAAGGGAAACAGGGGAGCTGTCAGAACTGGGGAAGCAGTGGGTGGAGCGTTTAGAACACCGCAAGTACAATTTAGCAGAATAGTTGAGGTGTCATGAACCTCGATGACAAGCGGGACGTTCCGGGTCTCGCTTTCTGCTTTATATAAACCGGATAGACACTACGGAGGTGTTGAAATGAGCGTTGATGGAAGAATTATTGAGCTGAGAAAGCAGGGATATGGGTACAAGACTATCGCTAAACAACTCGGGCTTAAGCGAGATGATGTCAGGTACATTTGCCAAAAAAATGGATTAGTGGGTGTTATGTCGAGAAATAACACCGAATCTCTAGACGAACGGGAAAAAAAATTTAAGGATGTTTTTGAAAACAAGTTCCCTGGTTTCGCATATCACTCGGGATTCAAAAATGTTGATAGTTACTTCAAGTACAAATGTAGAAAGTGCGGAGTTATTCAAGAGAAAAATGCACAATGTGTAAGACGTAAAAAGAAACTTAGGTGCGACAATTGTACCGAATTGTACAAACTGAAAAAGACAATCATCAAATTGCTCTGGGACTTGATCAAGGATAAGGAAAAGCAAACTAATGCCCTAGTACGACAAGAAATCGAATTGCTTAAAAAGTTATCCTCAAACCATCGTTATCACTTGCGTTGCCCAGAGTGCGGGAGGGTGTTCTTTAGTAGCGTAGATAAAAAGACATGTGGTTCCGCTTGCGCTAATAGAAGGGAGAACCGGTTAAAGGAAATAACCAGGAGAAAACGGCTACGAATTAATGGCAGAATTGACTGGGACATAACACTGGACAAACTGTACGAGCGAGACACCGGTATATGTTATTTGTGTGGGGGTAAGTGCGACAAGAACGATTTTACAGTGGACGTTAACGGAAACTTTGTTGCGGGACCAATGTATCCTTCTATTGATCACGTAAAGCCAGTTAGCAAAGGAGGTACACACACCTGGGATAACGTGAGATTAGCACACCATTATTGTAACACCATCAAAAGCAACAAGGAATTAAAGATAAGTTAACCCCCCCTATCAAATTTAAAAAAATCCGTTTTTTACGGGGACCGGGCGGGGGAAGTCGTTCCAATAGACCAGGTTTCCAAAAAAAGTTTTTGGATTACATTTTGGATTGTATTGAGGTGTTGCTTTTATGACTAAGACTTGTACGAAGTGTGGAAAAGAGTTGGAGGCAACCACAGAAAACTTTGCTAGATGCAAAAAAGGCAGGCTCGGTTTTAGAGCAACTTGTAAAACGTGTGATAGCGAGTACCGCAAAGCGCACTATCAGAAAAACAGGCAACAAATCCGTGAGAAGCAAAATCAATACTTCAAAGATTACTACGATAAAAATAAAGACCGGATTCTGGAACAGAAAAAAGTCTACTATCGTGAAAACAAAGATGAACGTGCTGAGTACAGCAGGCAATATGCCAAGCGAAATTCGGAGAAAATCAAGGCTTACAAAAGGCAGTACAAAAGGGACAACAAAGAATTGTTTCGGGTACACAAGCAGAAGCGGAAAGCGAAAAAGGATAAACTACCAGCCACTTTGACTGCGCAACAGTGGGAAGCCACAAAAAAGGCGTTTGACTACAGATGCGCCTATTGCGGTATGTTTGAAGAAAGACACCTGCAAGAGTTTGGAGAAAATCTGCACCAAGATCACTTTGTACCACTAAGCAAAGGCGGGGGCTACACACTTGAAAACATTGTACCAGCCTGTAGACGGTGCAATAGCAGTAAGGGTGATAGGCTATTTGAGGAATGGTATCCAAATTATGAGTTTTATGACCGAAAACGCGAGATACGTATACTAACGTTTTTAAGGAAACAACAAGCACTTGATGTGTGACAAGTGTTTTTTACTCTTTTTCTAGGGAGGTGAAGGCGGGTGACTAAGGTACCAACAAAAGAAACAATCAAAAGGCGGACCATTGCAGATATGAAAGCGTTAGGCATATACAAAAAACAGTATGGATGCTTAATTGATATATATTCCGACCTGGTCCATCAATACCTAACCCTGAACAAAAAATTTGAGGACGGAGAATATCAGGTTCAGGCTACAACAGACCAGGGCAGTCCAAAAAAAGCGCCTATTGTTGCAGCCTTGGAAAATTTGAGGAAAGATATACTGGCATACTCCGACCGTCTTTGCCTCAACCCGAAGGCGCTCGAGAATGTAACTGCTGAAAAAGAGCAGAAATCAAAATTAGCGAGTGTGTTGAGCAGTCTTGAAAAATAAATATAAAAATTATGATCTAGTATTGGAGTATGCCAAATCAATAATCGAAGGTAGAAAAATAGCTTGCAGGGAACTGATATTATGCTGTCAACGATTTCTAGACGATCTAAAAAACCCTGAATACGAATTAAGGCCTAAAGATGCTGAATTTGTAATCGGCATTATTGAAAAAACGTTTGTTCATGACCAGGGCGAACGACTAGACGGCACGCCGCTTCGTGGCGAGCCTTTTTTATTGGAGCCTTGGCAGAAATTTATCATATACAACCTGGTGGGGTTCTATTACAGAGGGACAAAGATCAGGCGCTTCAAAGAAGCGTTTATTTATATTCCGCGCAAGAATGGGAAGGCTTTAAGCCTCGACACGCCGATTATGACGCCAAATGGTTGGCGGACTATTGGCGATTTGAAAGTCGGTGATTTCGTCTATGGAGCTGATGGAAAACCGACAAGAATAACCTATGTGTCAGAAACCTTCCTCGACCACGATTGCTATGAGGTCGAATTTGAAGATGGCGAAAGGATCATCGCAGACGCAGGGCATATCTGGCGGGTGATGACAAAGGATAGCAGGAGGGCGTTTAATCGCAAATGTAAGTCGAAAAAACGATACCGAAACGATTACCATGAAGGGCAAGGCTATTTCAACGTCACAACCGAGGAGATGGCTAGGGACTATGTGTATATGCGAGCAGACGGAAAAGGCTACGAATACAAGTACCGAGTCCCTATGGCTGCTCCTTTAGAGTTTGGCGAAAAAGAATTACCCGTAAAACCATACACTCTTGGCGTTTGGCTTGGAGACGGATCGTCGACGTCGCCGAGAGTTACTTGCAGTGACAGTGATCTGGCAGAATTAAGGGAATACATCGAGCAAGACGGGTATCAAACGAAAATATATTTCAACAAAAATCGGCCAAACGCTATCGGTATAGGGATCACACCGAGAGGACAAGAAAATAAATTCCTTTCAGCCTTAAAAACAATCGGTGTTTTTGAAAACAAGCACATCCCGGAAATTTATCTGCGTTCGTCGATTGAGCAGAGGATGGAACTGCTGCGAGGCCTGATGGACACCGACGGTTTCGTAGAAAAGCGCGGCCAATGTGAGTTTGTCCAGAAGAACAAACGGATTGTCGATGATTTTAGTGAACTTCTTTCCTCGCTCGGGATCAAGCACACAGTCAGAGGAAAGCAGGCAAAATGTAACGGCAAGGACGCTGGTGTTGTGTACAGCGTTCTTTTTTATACCGACCAAACCAATCCATGCTTTAAGCTGTCGCGAAAGAAGGCACGGCTCAAAGAAAAACTATCGCCGAGAATGCGGAATAAAAGCATCGTCGGCATCCGCAAGGTGGAAACCGTTCCGACGAGATGTATCGCTGTCGACAATGACGATCACCTTTTCCTTGCCGGCAGAAGGATGACCGTCACACATAACACCCGCTTGATTGCTGCTCTAGCTTGGGCATTAGCATTGCTTGAAAGAAAATCGGGCTCCAAAATTTATATCGTTGGTGCAGCGCTAAGGCAAGCTTTACAGAGTTTTAACTTTATTCTTTTTAACATTCGGCAGATGGGTGAAGCTGATAATTTCCGTATCCTGGACAATAACCAGGAGCACTCAATCAGCGGGGAGTTGGGCGATGGCAGTATATTCATTGAAGCGCTTGCAGCCAACCCGGATAAACAAGACAGTCTTAACAGCAACATTCAAATTTTAGACGAACTTCATGCCTACAAGAATGCAACCCAATATAACGTTATCCGGGAGTCAGGCAAGGCCTATACCAACAAGCTATGCCTTGGCATTACCACAGCCGGCGACAACATGAACTCATTTTGCTATAACCGGCTGAAGTACTGTCAAAAAATCCTGGACGGCACCGTAAAAGACGAACAATACTTCGTTTTCATCACCAAAGCCGATGAAAAAGAGGACGGTAGTGTCGATTACACTAACCCGGTAGAGCATGAAAAAGCAAATCCAAACTACGGTGTGACTATTCGGCCAGAAGATATTATGAACGATGCTCTCCAGGCCCAGAATGATCCACAGCAACGCAAAGATTTCTTGGCGAAATCACTGAATGTCTATACTTCATCGATGAAATCATATTTCAACATTGAGGAATTCAGAGCCAGCGATAGGAAGTATAATTGGACTTTAGATGAATTGGCAAAGATGCCCATCGAGTGGTATGGCGGGGCTGACCTTGCCAAATTACATGACCTTTGTGCAACAGCTTTGTATGGAACTTACAAAGACGTTGATATAGTAATTACTCATGGCTTTTTCCCGATCGTGGCGGCCCATACGAAAGCGGAAGAGGACAATATTCCGCTCTTTGGTTGGCAGGATGATGGTTGGCTCACTATGACTAATTCACCGGTTACTGACCACCAGACGGTAGTCAAATGGTTTATTGACATGCGCAAGAAAGGCTTTAATATCAAGCAAGTTGGTTTTGACCGGAAATTCGGACGGGAGTTTTTCCTGGAGATGAAGAGAGCCGGTTTCCGTATCGAGGACACCCCGCAGCTGTACCATTATAAATCAGAGGGTTTCCGGCATATTGAAAAGAAAGTAAAAGCCGGCAAATTCTATTATCTGCATAGCGACGCCTATGAGTATTGCGTGCAGAATGTTCATGCCATAGAGCAGGTAGATGATGCAGTTAGATATCAAAAAGTGTTGCCAACACAGAGGATAGACCTATTCGATGCCTCTGTTTTTGCTTGTATGCAAATGCTGAAAAATCTGGCCAAGTCTGGCACAGCCAAGAAATGGCTGAAAGGTGGTGAATAGATGGGACTATTAGACTGGCTTAAATCAAGTAGACAAAAGACGAGAGCAGAACCGAAAACAGCTCTAGAATGGTTTCTGATGCATGACTATGACACATTGGCAGTCCCCGGATATACCCGGTTATCCGACAATCCCGAGGTTAGAATGGCGGTTCACCGGATAGCAGACATGATTTCGTCCATGACAATTTACCTGATGCAGAACACCGAGGACGGGGACATAAGGGTCCGGAATGAATTGTCCCGAAAAGTTGACGTCAACCCATACAGCTTAATGACGCGTAAGGCCTGGATGTACTGGATAGTTCATACCATGCTACTAGAGGGCCAAGGCAACAGCTTAATTTACCCCAAGCTAACGGCAGATGGGCTAATTGATGAACTGGTACCCATGCAGCCATCAAAAATCAGTTTTATTGCGACCGATGATGGCTACCAAGTGAGATACGAGGACAGGATATACAGCCACGATGAAGTGCTACACTTTGTTACCAATCCGGACCCGGAGGAACCTTGGAGGGGCAGGGGCTACCGGGTAGTGCTGAAAGACATCGTTAACAACCTAAAACAGGCAACTGCCACGAAAAAGAGTTTTATGAGTGGCAAGTATATGCCTTCGCTTATCGTGAAGGTGGACAGCTTAACGGCTGAGCTTGCAAGCGAGGAAGGCCGGGAAGGCGTGTACCAGAAATATCTAGAATCCAGCGAGGCAGGACGGCCGTGGATCGTTCCAGCGGAGTTGCTTGAAGTAGAACAGGTTAAACCTCTTTCGCTTAAAGACATAGCAATAAATGAAGCTGTTGAAATAGACAAACGTACAGTAGCAGGCATCTTTGGAGTGCCTCCTTTTTTCTTGGGCGTAGGAAAGTACAACAAAGATGAATATAACAATTTCATCAACTCCACCATTTTGCCGCTAGCCAAAAGCATTGAGCAGGAACTGACCAGGAAGCTACTCTGGAGTCCGGACCTGTATTTCAAGTTCAACCCGCGCAGCTTGTATGCCTACGACATAAAAGAGTTGGCCGATGTGGGAGCCAATATGTATGTCCGCGGCATCATGACTGGCAATGAAGTGAGGGACTGGCTTGGTATGTCGCCGAGAGAGGGATTGTCAGAGTTGGTTATTCTTGAAAACTATATACCGCTTGGTATGATCGGCGACCAGGCTAAATTGCAAGGAGGTGATGGCGATGGATAGGAAGATTAGGCAAACCCGGAGCTTGCAAACAGAACTCAAAACCAGGGCTGAACCGGATAGCCAGGATATGTATATCGAAGGCTACTTTGCAGTATTCAACCGCCAGACGGAACTCTGGCCGGGCGCCTATGAGGAAGTTGCGCCAGGTGCTTTTGATGAAACCTTAAACAACGACATCCGGGCACTCATAAACCACGATACAACGTTGGTATTGGGCCGAAACAAAGCCGGGACACTGGAGCTAAAGGCAGACAGCTACGGCTTATGGGGCCGCATAAAAATCAACCCAAACGACACAGATGCAGTAAACCTTTATGAGAGGGTTAAACGAGGGGATGTGGACCAATGCAGTTTCGGCTTCAATATTATCGAGGAGGAAACCGAGTGGCGGGATGACGGAACCGTCAAATGGCGACTGAAGAAAATAGACCTGCACGAAGTTAGTATTTGTACTTTTCCGGCGTATGAGGACACTGGGGTACAGGCCCGAAAGGCTGAAGTTGAACAGCACCGGCAAAGGCTTCTTGAAGCCAAGAAAAATAAGTTAAGGGAGAGGATTGAAAAATGCTTAAGCAATTAATGATTTCCAAAAAAATTGAGCAGCGTAAAGCCGCGTTGGCAGAGCTGGAAGAGCAGGAAAAGGGGCTAGAAACCAGGGCTGAACAAGTAGAGGCAGCACTGGCAGAGGCTCAAACCGATGAGGAGATTGCAGCAGTAGAGGAAGAAGTCGGCAAGATTGAGGCTGAAAAGGAAGAACTCAAACAAAAGAAGGCGGGCCTTGAGGCAGAAATTGCAGAGTTAGAGGGAGAGCTTGAACAGCTTAATAGTAAAGAGCCAAAAAATAGTCAAAAAAGGAGCTTAGCAAAACCACAGGTACAAGGAGGAGATTATATGATTAAAAGAGGCTTTTTCCAAGGCATGA